CTTGTTTTCCTCTTTAACCATGAGGCCCATTTTCTCTGTATGTTCAACAGTTTTCTTTTCTACAGGTGCTTCGTCTTTAACAGGTTCTTCCGCTTTTGGAAGTGGGGTTACAGCAACTGCTGGGACTGGCTTTTCCATTCCTGCGAATATAACAAGGCCAGCATCCAGCACGGCATCAAGGCCATGTGCTTTGGCATACTCGAGCTCTTCCGGACTGAGGGTAAGGCCATGAGGGTTTACCTTTGAGTAGTCCCGCATTTCAATGGCTGCTTTCGGAAGACACACGATTGCGCCGTAGCTTGCTTTACCCTTCTCCGTAATCTTTATGATAGTGTTAGACATTAAATTCCTCCAAAGTTGTTATTAGATCCAAGAACAATTTAACCTATTAAGAGCTAACAGTCAATATTCTTAGAGTTTGTTTGACCGCTGAGTAGATATAGTCTTGTCTTTATGGTCAATGGCCCGGACTAGCGTTGTGCATAAGATCCCTTAATAAAAACAGGGGACAGGGATTACTCCCTATCCCCTGCTAGAGGTAGACTAGACTTAGCTGATGGTGAGCTTGGCTACCGCGCGAGTGTTACCGATACCAGCTCCAAGGTATTCCCAACCCTTGAAGAAGATGTTCTCGGCTTCACTGTTGACCCAGAACTTCGCATCTTCGAGTGTAAACGAGAAACCCAGATACTCAGGAGAGGTGAAGGCCCAGACAACGTTATGAGGAACGAGGTCTTCCTTGAGGGTCACGAATACCTTGCGGCCCAGAAGAGTCTCTTCCTTGTAACCGAAGCGAGCAACATCCCAGGCACCGATATCGAACACTTCGTTACCCTGAGTCGCCCAATCATTCCAGGTCGTCTTGGACATCAGGTAGCAAGAGGTTTCGAGCTCGTCGCCGTCGAGAGCGTTGTTAAGCACATTGAGCGCCTGCTTGTCGATCTTATGCGAGGCGGTGGTGACAGAAAGGTTCTTGCCACCAGGACGACTGACAATATCCTGGCACTGGGCCATGAAGTTGACATCCTCTTCCTTCATCATCATCTTGACGATGTCTTCCTCAAGAAGAGCGGTCAGAGGCATTTCGTAAGCAAGAAGCTCAGCTTCGGTCTTCTGATACATCGGGCTGGCGATTTTGTAGAACCCGATCTCCATGCGGCTGCCCTTGATGTACTTCTGGTTCGGGCGTCCACGGAAGGTCAGAGAAACCGCTTCAGCGTAGGGGGCGATATCCTTCATGATGACCAGGGTATCGTGATTGAGCGAGCGCTGACAATCTTCCTTGGTTACTGGAACCGGAGGAAGGATCTTGCGAGAGAACGGCGCTTCGCGGATGCGTAGTTTGAGGTAAAGTTCGCCAGCCTGCGCAAGCTTCGTGTTATCCCGACCACGAGCAGCTTCCACAAACAGCTGGTTCAGGTATTTGGTATCGACATCGTATGCCATAATAGTTAATGCTCCTTCTGTTTATTTGGACGCTATTAGCGGATCAGTTCGAAGTGCATGAAGCCTTCGGCGTCAGCGGACGGAGAAAGGAATACAAACGCTTTAACAACATCGGACGGAGCAGCGATTGCGAACTTCACAATACCGTCAGTGTCTTTCTTGATGGTAAGCTTGGTTCCGGCGACCATGGCAGGACCTTCAGCTTCGATGAACCAGTCGGTGCGACCACGAACACCTGCGCCGCTTACGACAGTCATCTTGCCCACAGCCTTCGAATCCGTGCGACCCTTCTCCATGAACAGCATCTTCGAAAGGTTCGACGCCGGGTCTACGTTAGCCGTAGCAGAAGCGCTCATCGTCCATTCCTGGGCGGCATTGCCAACGGGAGTCAGCCACTGACCCTCGTCATATACATCAGTCTTTGAACGATCCTGCAGCTTGACATCTTCCATGTCAGCCATATTGAAACGATAGAGATCTAGCATAGTAGGAATTCCTCCTTATTTCTTTTTACCAAGTAGAATGTCTTGAATACGTTTGAGTGGGTCCTTGTCTGCCTCATTGTCATCAAGATCCCCGAGTGACGCTACCTTTTTAGTGAGGTCAAGTTCCATTGCTTTCTCAACAACAGTCAGATCCTCATTTTTAAGTGAAGCAGCCTTCTCGTTAATATCTTTAATGACATCTTCATCCAGAGTCAACTGAAGCGCAATCTTTTTTGCTCTAGCTTCCTTCTCACTAGAGGCGATACGTTCATTCAGCTCTGCGATCTTAGCTTTCAGAATGTCAGCTTCAGACTCGAATTTGCGAAGTTGGGCAGATGCTGTTTTAAGAGCTTTCTGTATTACTGGATCTTTCATAGTGCACCTCCCAAAGTTGAGTCCACGTTAGATCAGATTGCGGCTAGCAAGGAGCTGAAGAGCAGCAAATACCTGAGGGTCATTGTCGCGAATCGCGGCAAGTTTCGCCATGGTGCTGTTGTTTACGCCGGCAGTCTTCTCAGTGTTGCGCTTGTTAAGAATAGCCTGAGCGATCTTGGCGGGGGCATTCTTAGCCTGCTCAGCGATAAGAGCATTGGCAACCTTCTCACGAACGATCTTGTCAGACTCGACTTCTACGACATACTCGTAACCGATGCTGGCAAGCTTCTGGAGAACAGCGGCTTCCTGGGCAGTGTAGGTAACGGATGCGGTCTTGAGAGGCTCTGCAAATCCACCACCAACAGCGTTAACCGGTTCATCGGCAATAAGATCGCCACGGCCTTCAACGCCCTTGTTGTTCGCTTCAGCATTTCCATTAGCAGCTGATGCTACTGCATCGCCGGAGACGATCTGGTCGGTAGCACGCGCAGCATTGGTAGCAGCGCCATCATTCTTAGCGCCTTCATTAACTACCGAACCCTGCGTATTGGGGCCACTGTCCACTGCAACCTTCTCCAGGTTCCGAACAACGGCAGCCGCGATCTTGTTAATCTGGTCCTGTGTGAGCTTCATTGAAGCCTCCTTTTCTTCGCCCTCGTCAGACTCTTCATCCTTCTTGGACTTTTCGTCTTCCTTGGCCTTTTCTTCTTCTGACTTTTCCTTAAAAGGAAATTCCTCGCCTTTGCCCATGTCTTCGGCCAGCTTATCAAGCACACCAGCGAGAACGTTTTTTTCAGTCGGTTTGGCGCTAGCAGTCTTGGTGAGGTTGGACTCGAGAGCACTGACTTCAGCCAGTAGATCAGACAATTTGACGGTCATATAAGAGCTCCTTTCACTAATGTGAAATAGTTTAACTTGGTCTCAAGAGTATGTATATCAAGCATACTACTCAGTGTCAACAACTATTCTCAATAAAACTTAAATAGGACATCGCTAAACGCTCTATCAAAGTCCTCCTTATTAGACGAATACATACTGTTTATCGGCATCTTCAGCTTTTTTTCTGCTGTTTTGACATATTCAGCAATTTTAGTTTTAGCTGCCGCATATTTAAGAACCATAGCTAAAGAAATAGGGAAGGTTAGTTCCTGCTTGGACAGTATCCCTGGCTCATACTTGCCAGTCATATTAGCCTCTTCTATAGCGCTCTCTTTAGCTTTACTGGATATTATCTTGGACGCACCGTAAGCTAGTGGAATAGCCATCAAGGATTTAAGCCCCAAACGAGGAAACTCTTCTATACCTGCTACTCTAACTCCAGCTGACCTGGACTGGGCCATTCCAAGAGCAGATCTAAGTGCGGCTTCAACAACAGCCGGATCTTTATCCGAAGGAAACATCATCTGCTGTGAAGGTGCATTGATCCTCTCTTCCATAGAGGACAAGCCACTTGCAAGGATAGGTCCTCCTATTAGCGAAGCCAACGCAGTCCCTCCAAGCAGACTCGGAGTTATTTGTTTACCAAGCATACTGTTGAAAGCTGCTATTATAGATCCTAGCGCGAGAAAGGTCTTTATAGCCCCAGCAGGGTCATTCAGGAAGGTTGGAAGTGCTTGTGCAATTTCTTTCTCTCCACGAAGTTCCCTGTAAGAGTCAGACACTGGAACCTGTACCAACGAGCTCTGTTTAATATATGGAGCTGAGGATATTTTTATTACTATTCTTTTAACATTCTCAGGCTCCATGCTGCGGCACTGGCACATGTCAGGGCCGAGGTCATTCATGCAGGAAGGATCTCCTACAGAGGACAACAGTCTGGACAATGCAGGAGTAGGGTCATTAAATAGACTCAACTTACGTTCATCCAACATGTCAGCAAGGTCATTTTTACCAGAAGCTACAAGCACAATACGCTGAGCTTCGTTTGGTTTGAGCATGATCTTGTTTTCAATAAACCCTTTCAGCGTTGAGAGAGGGTCGCTGGAAGACTCACCTATTCTGTTGAGTGTCTCTGTTGGGATGTTTCCAAGCGCAGAGTTGAACTCGTCAAAAATAGTGTTGAACGTTTTCTCTAGTTCAGCATAGCCTTCGTTGTTGTTTACCTCTTTGTCATATTTTTGAGTGTCTATGGTTCCCACTTCTGCGACTGCTTCTTTGCTCATGCCCTCTTCCAAAGCACGTTCTGACGCACTCTTGGTGAAAGCACTACGTCTATCCGCTATCTTAATAAGCACCCTTGCGGTAGGATCGGCAGGGATGGTGACAATGGATATGTCAAAGAAAGTCGGCTCCATATTGATAGCAAATGCTTTACGCCCATCAGGGAGCTGTCTTCCAAGACCGGGTGAGTCCTTCAGACATTTGCAATACACATCCGGGCTTTTGGCACGATGCCCACAAATGCTGCACTGATCATCAGGGACTCTGCACCCCATTGAAACAGTGACCAGATCGCCATTTGCAATCTTGTCTGCCCATTTCTTTTCAAGCTTACTCGTATCATATTCGATGACGAGCTCGACCCTATGCATAACAGGATTATAGTCAGAAAACAGAACATTCCCGTAGCACTTGTTAGGGTCTTTGTTTAGATGGTACATGAACGGCTTACCGTCTGTAACGAAAGTATTGTGGTACTTTTTAAGTGCTTCCTCGGGGAAGTAGTCTCCGTTCCTGTTACAGCCGTAATACTCTCCAGCACCCATAGCATTTACGAGTGCATAGACCTTGTCTTTTGCCGCTTTGATACTTGTAATGTACTCTCGAATTCTTGGCGTGAAAGACAGGCCGCTTGCAGTTTTCACCAACGTCTCATTGCGGACACCAGGGGACACCGGCACAAAGGCAGGTTCCCCTGAGTCCAGCAAGGAGCTATAATCGAGAATCTTTACGAAATCAGACATTAGCTATTTTCTCCACCGTTGTTGAGGAACCCAACACCGGCACGGAATCCTTCTGTGCCAAGAGAAGCTATCATCTTGCTAAGGTCACTTGCACCGGATGAAGATCTTCCACGATTCTCTGCTTCCATAAGCTGAGATGCTACATTGTGATCAATTCCGCGAACTCCGTAGTTGAGCATATTCTCAACGAACTGTCCCGCAACAAGAGGATTGATAGTCAGTTTGGGGGCGTAGTCATTGAGCACGCCCCAATATTTATCAACCGTCTCACGAGGAACTTCCTTCAGCTGAGGGAACTCTTCGAACATCTGTTCGTACGCGGCACTGCGCTTATACGCCTCTGAAGCCTTATCATACAGTCCAGAAGCCATAGTACCGCCCAGAAGGCCAAGGCCGGCCACCTGAAGGCCCGGAATGGCATTAGCAGCAAGCTCATTCATCCAGCTAGTAGGAGCCGCTCCAGCAGTCTTTTCAGTGGAAGAATATTCAGACGCAAGCTTTGAGAAAAACTTAACATCTTCATTGTCCACATTAACGCCAAGATTCGCTCTTACAGAAGCGGTTTTGCTCATCTTGGCGTCTCTTATCTTGTTAACAAGCACGTCTTTAAGTGATCTCATTGCTCTCTTCTCCACAGTTGTTTGATTTAGTGCTCCAAACTTAAAGCTTTCTGGTGAACGTAGTCCTGGAGCTGACTTTATAGATGCTTTGGGTGCTAGTGCTTCAAGAGCCCCTAATGTAGCACCGATTCCACCCATAATAGCATTACCCTTTAAGCTGGAAAACATCCAGTCAATCCCTTTACCGGCTCTCCCAAGGAATCTAGACCCCTCACGCCCAATCGAGGTCGCTAGACCAGGCTTTACAGTCTTAAACTTGCTCCTGACTCCATGAAAAGGTGCAAGATCAGCAGAATAGCCGATCTCGCTAGCTCCTCTTAGACTATTGGAAAGCTCTGCAGGTGTTGGTATCTGCGCGAGTTTCTCTAAGAGAACCTCAAAGTCATTTCTCATTATCGAACTTCTCCGAGATTACTTTGCTGTTCAGCATCTCGACCTTTTTAGCGATATAGTCCTTGGCACGTTCGCCCTGCGGTACCATTTCCTGATTATGGAGAACGGTGTCAAGGTGCTTCAGCACTGCATGGTTCTTGTTTATAGTAGACGTTTCAAGTTTTCCGCCTTCGGCATCCTCTGTATATGTCTTTGCGTGTTTTGCAAATATGATCCCATTGTGCTCAAGATCCGACATGATCCGAGTGAAGATCTCTCTAACTTCAGCAGTCTTCTTTGGGTATGTCGCAATCGCCGCAGCGTAAGCAGTCGCTATATTCTCACCATTAAGCGCGGCCACCTTCAGCATGTCTTTAAGCTTCAGTTCAGCTTCTTTAGCTGAAACCTTTGACTCGAAGATAGCAGAATCAATCTCTCGTGCATAGTAGTCGAGCCTGTTCGCAAGCTTCAAAATTGCGAGCTTGGATACAGGTGCTTCCTCATTATGAGCAGCAGCGAACTTCTCAAATGCGACGTTAAGAAGTCTAGCTTCTTTCTTTGTTTTGGACTCTACGGCAGCACCCTCTGGGAGCAGGTCTTTAATGCTCTCAACCGGAGTTGAATACTCATCAAGAAGCATAGACTCAGGCTGGTTTATAGTGGATGCAATTTTATCCTGGTCAGCAACATCGAATGTGAAATCGCCATTCTTAGAGCGGTCCCACATCGCATTGTAGGTATCAAGGTTTGCTTGTTCGCAGATGCGAGCAACCTGATGCCCGTTCATGTCGCGTTCAGAAGCTATCTTGGCGATAGTGTCATTAAGCGGCACCTTGTCTTCCAGGTACTTTTTGCTGGCTTCTTTAGCCATCATTTTAAGCTCTAGTTCAGATATCGTCATAAGACAGCTCCATAAATTAGTCTACTAAGGAATAGCCTATAGCAGAGAGATTGTCAACTACTATGCACTCTTCAGTATATAGTCAGCCGTCATCTTACACATCATATATGCATGGAAAGAGTCATCTGGAAGGACGTGGTTATAAAACATATTACCACCATCCCCTCTATAGTCAACACAAATGGTCAGGAAGTCACAGGCAAACTCTTTGAATGCTTCGTAGTTGAAAAACTTTGCCTTTTTATTCTTGATCTCAACGAACCGGTCAGTCATGCACTCTGTTCTATTGAACAGCATTCTGTTTGCTTCAGGTATCCACTTCGCAGAAACGCGTAGTGCGTCGTTTGCCTGCCACTCAATTATTCGATCTGTTCCAAGGCGATCTCTCAGTATAGCGTTGTGCATAAAGCCGCCGCCAAAGTCTACACCTACTGCGGTTACTCCAAGGCGCTGTGCTGTTCTAGCTACCTCCGCTACCTGATGCTGCGGATCTGACTCCATACCAGAGAAGCGCTTCATTGCTAGAAGTTCGAATACACCATCCCAGTCATATCTTCCAAGACACATTACTGTGTATCCAGTTGGCTTCTCTCCACGTTGCGATCTGATAGATACATCTCCGTGGCCCCAGTCAACAGCTAAGAAGAGATGACTTCCCTCATTGTCTGGCCGTCTTGCAAACTTGTTTTCAGTCTCTCTGCATATTTCCCTAAGTTCAGTTTCAGTCACAGGGTTGGCGCTATTGTCATAGGGAAGCGCCATAACCTCATTCATGAACTTGGCTGTGGAATAGGTCTGCATCTTCTCAATAATGCGGTCCCAAGGAGCTACAGGAGACAGCACCTGGGGCACTCTGAACCCGACAAGGAATACACCATTACCAAGTTCTTTGCGTGATATCCACTGGCCTTGAGAATTTCTAGGCAGGTCTTTTTTACACTTTTTGCATATCAAACCTTTCGGCCCGATATTCTCAATCATTATGATATTCCAGCAGTTGCAGTGAGGACATTTAAGCACCCACTCATTCTGCGTGGACTGTGCCCATTTCTGGCCGAGAGTATTGTTTATTGTCTTCGGTGTCCCTGCATAGGTTCTCCACTGGAACTTTGATCCTGACAGGCACTCTTCTATAACAGGAACATTTGACATGATAACGTCTTGTATCTCATCGATACAGACGTGATCTGCAGATATTCCTCGGATGGCATCCGCTGTATGAAACGCGTACTTGAGAGAGATCTCGGACCCATTCTTAAATGTGCGTTTACTTACATTGTCTATGCAGTCTTTATCTGTGTATAGCCCCTTAAATATAGGGCTATACTTGATAAAGGGTGCAAGTTTGGAATTTGAGAACTCTGACGTCTGGTCCTGTCGTGGAGACACATACAGTGTTCTAAAGAACTCTCTTAATGCAGAATCCATTAGACTGTCTGACGCTATCGTAGTGCTCTTGGCATACTGACGCCCCATCATAAGCAGTCTCTTGTGTTCTTCGAGGTCGTAGATATCTACAAGAGGCTCCCTGCCTATGAGAGAATAAGGGGCGTTATCCAGTCTAAGCAATGCCTGTACTAACTCAGATTTTTTACAACGAATTGATCGCATTTATAGGACCTCGCCGTCTACAGTGTCCTTCATAGGGATAGTTGACTGGCTGCGCTTTTCCAACTCATACTGCAATTGCTCAAGTAGGTTGACATCTGCCTTCTTAAATAGCTTGTCGTACTTCTCAGCAGCACGCATTGCCAACCCGGCCCATTGCGACACCTTTCCGAAGTCATCAGGACTGCCTTCCTTGACAGAAGTCCGGAACTTGATAAACGCCTCATTCATAACCTCTTTGAGAATAGCCTCAAAGGTGAGGACGTTTTCCCCAATGTATTTCCATTGGACAACGTCTTTCTTTCTGTGGAACGCTTCAAGCAGGGCCACTCTTGATTTACTCGAGTCCATGTTGGTTATGAAATGAAACAACTCTAGCCGACTCATTCGGGATACATTCCAGAAGTACTTGGTATACATCTGGAGCCCTTCCAGAGTTATTCGTGCAGAGTAGCGTGTATTCATGACTTCTAGTATTTCAGCAAGCTGCATGTCATAGACCAGCAGCGACTGAATAGCCACTCTGACCTCTGCATCACTTATTATATAAAGAGCTTCGTCCCATGCGGGCACTCTCTTCTGGAGTAACACAGGTGTTGCCTCAGCGATGTCCAGGACTCCAAGACACTCCAGATTCTTTTCGATAGCAGGGATATATTTCTGGTTGTTACTGCCGAGAGTTATTTGCCCTACAAGAGCTTTAGGAAGAAGTCCTAAGACTTCCTCCTTCTTCTCGGTTATTTCTGTATCTAACGGGCTGAAACCGCAGAGGCTCTTTAATTTTCTACCTATGGTTACATTATCAAATCCTCTAACAATCAGCAGTGTTAGGTAGTGTTCATATGGGTATATCATTCGGACGTTTCTGGATTACAACGTGCTATCCAGCTCCTTTGTGATCGAATGTAAAGATACAAGAGTGTCTTTAACATCCTCTTCATTAACGATGTTGTTGCCGAGTCTCGTTGACATCAACAGCTTTGCAAGAGTCTCCTCGGTTTCCCTCATCTGTGGAACAGCCGCCTTGAACTCAGATAGATTCTCAGGTGTAATATAGTTCAAGGAAAGGACAGTATTGATATCCTCTTCATCTTCCATGATTGCGGCTACCTTGATAGTGGACGCGATCTTTGGACTCTTTATAGCCGCAGCCCTCTTGGTATTGAGCTCTGCACCCTCTTTAAGGCCGTACTTCATGGGAGCAACCATATCAATGATCTTCACCATTCCGGATGCAAGCTTCACCAGAGAATTCATGACGCCAGAGCCCTCACCTTTGCGCAGTAGAAGCATGACTTCTGCCTCTGATCGAATAGCAGGTTCTTTTCCAGCCATCTTAACAGCGTAGGTGCTAGGACTGGTTTTCCATATCTTGGCAGTAGCGAGTTTAGAGCTCTTATTGCTGGCCATCTTGTTTAGTGCGTATGAGCTTCTGAAATCCTCGGCGCTATTAACAAGCTCGACCTTTTTGTTTGGAAGACTATACACGATGTAATCGTTTGGGAGATACCAGGCAGAAGCGGACTTGCTGACCATGATATCCTCTGGAATGATCTTGGCCTTCACAGGACACTCAAAGGGCTCTCCTGTAAGAATGAAAGCGGTCTTTCCAAAGTCAGTCGTTCCATTTATCACGGTTGCATTTTTCTGATGATTGACACTTGATACCTTGAACAGTGGCATCGAGGTCACAGGCGCATCCTCAGATGAGTTATCAGGCACAGGGACAGCAATAGTGTCTCCTGATTGAATATTACTTGCGAGCTTAACGAACTTCCCCATGAAGTCCTTGCTGTATTCCGACGCTGTCTTTACTCCTGCTACCTTGTCCTGGAGTGCATAAGAGTCGTCTCCAAGGATAACCAGCATCTGATCTTTAAGTGAGTCTTTAACAGTAGCAACAGCATAACCCTGCTTGATATGACCAACGTCATGTCTTGGATAGAACTTATACATGCCTGCAGTCTTAACAAGTGAGATACCCTCAGCTATCCCTTTAGAGGGCTCCTGTGAGTCGTCCCAGCTCGTGGCGACCTTATTGACCAGGAGGTCTTTAACAATGCGACCACAGTCAAGCCCTGCTTCCTTGAGACCCTGCGCGAGCTCGTTGCCTTCCAGAACAATTTCGGAGGCTTCAGTTGCGATAGCATCTGCATACTTAACAGAAAAGCGACCCTTGCCCAGTGAAACTATTACACTGTCCGTTTCCTTGAAAGGATTTACTGCAGCGCGTTTCTCAACGTAAGGCGTTTCAAGAGTCTTTACGATGGCTTCTCTGGCGACCTTGTTATGTGCGAGTTTCTTTATGACACCAGGAGTGCCTTGGATAGCCGAAACGATCTGTTCAGTCATCTTTGGATTAAGCGAGGACATCTTATTTGCTACCGAAGAGATCATCCCCGTTCCAGTGCCGTGGCTGCCAGGAGGCATGATATTGGTAGGCATTCTATTCGTAGCAGTAGGAGGAATATCCTCATCAGCCACAAGGTCGGTACCAATCTGGGCACTTGTCAAAATGGCAGAGAGAGTTTCCATGTCCATGGGATACCACTTG